GAGAAATACTGTTCGTTGCTGTATTGATGGCCTACAATATGTGTTATAATAAAAGATATTAACAAAACCCATAATAACCATTGATATTGCTAGGATTTTATTTTATTCATCAAAAATTCGTCAAAAATAATTACCCAAAAATATTAGCTACACTTTCTGCAGCTTTTATTCTCATCTCATCTGTATAATGAATGTAATTGTGAATAACTGTATCGACCGTATCACCCAGTAGGCTTGCTACGGTCTTAACATCGACATTGTTTGATAACAATGTAGTAGCGTATGTATGACGAAAAGCGTGCATTGATTTTTCTGGGATGTATTTCTGTAATATCCTATTCGGTGTAGTAGTGTTACTTCGTTTAAAATTAAATAACCGATCTGTTGTACATACATCTTTGTACACTTTTAATATTTCGAGTAATGCAGGTGGTATAGGGATAGTCCTTATTCCATTAGTTGATTTTGTATAGGAGAAATCAAATTGATTATTTCCTAGTGCCACCCATTGTTTGTTTATCGAAATTGTTTTATTATCGAAATCAATATCACTCCATGTTATGGCTATTATTTCACCATATCTCGCACCTGTATATCTAGCTACCATAAACAACACATAATAAAGGTAGTTGATGTTTTCTAAATCATCTAATCGTTGCAATTCCTCAGTTGTAATAACAGATACTTTTTTTACATCACGTTGTTTAAGTGGCTTTATTGGTTTACAAGGGTTTTCACGAATTACTTTATATGGCGATATAGCATAGTTAAATATCATGTTTAACACTCTATAAGCAAGGTTTATTGTTGCAATTGCATATATAGATTTGTTGAATTGATGTAGTATATCTTGCGTTGTAATTGTTGAGAGTTTTTTATCTTTTAGTGCATCAACAACATTTAATGCATTTTTATATGTAATTAATGTGTTCTTAGTTGAATTAATGCGTTCGTTTATAAATATCTCAAAAAACTGAATAAGTGTTATATCTTTTAGACTGTCATCAAGTGGATTGGTGACAGTCTTTTTTAACTCATCAATAATTTTTTGTCCATAGAGCTTTGCTTCTCTTTGAGTAGCAAAACCCTGTTTGGATTTTTGCCTCCATTTTATACCGTCTTTATAGCTGACAATTATTTGGTAATTGCCATCTTTTTTGCGAACCGTCATATTGCATTGCATAGTTACACGTCCTTGCTATTAACCACGTGATAAAAGAATTCCTCATCTATATCTTCATCTAATTCTCTGTCGTGAGCGATCCGTTCTATTAAATTGATATGTTCCTTAGAATGAAAGTCATCGTGTTTAATATGTCCTAATTCGTGTAGTACACTAACTCGTTGAGCATCTAAAGGTTTATTTAAATTAACCAGTATAGAATGACTGCCATCTTCATTAAGACGTACTACTGCTGTTTGTGTTTTCTTTAATTGCGTATAGATCAAGTTAATAGACATAACAATACTCTCCACTTATGATTTATTTAAAATAATTGATTGGGTAATGGATAATTAAAATACATATTATATGACTTATAGAATATATACATTGCCACTTGATATGCTGGAGAAATAGGAGTTGTTTTGCCAGTAGGAGCTTTCCCAGATGGATATGAAACTGTAGCTTTTAATATATTTCCATCGAAGTCGAAAATAGTTATTGTATTTATTCTCCAATTTACCCCATTATCATTCGATATAGCGTTTACGAAGTCATCCATATTTTCGTATTTAGGTGCTAGCATTTTGGCACTTCTTTCATAATTAAAAAATGATGTTTGGTTTGTTTGTACAATATAATTGGTATCATAAAATATACCATATAAAGTAGCATTAATAACGTAATAAGGCGGATTATATCTTGATACTAAAATAGTTGTATTATCAACATAAACCTCACTAGTCTCATTTGAATATACCATTGTATATTGGCTAGAATTTTGACGGAGTTCATTTACAGAAATCGCATTACTTAAAAATGGAATAAATAATATCCAAATAAATACTAATATTTTCTTCATCTTATTTCCCCTCCCGTTTCTTTAATTTATCAATCAAATCCACAACAAAATCTATATCTTCCTTACTCATATCCTCGGCAGCGTCAAACAGTATTCGCATGCCGGGGTTATTTTTTAGTTTATTTGCATATTCGGATACCTCAGGATCGGTGTAGTAGGTTTCGGATTCTTCCTCATATGGATATAAATCTGGTGAATTGTCGTATACAACATTACCCAATAAAAAATCTATTGATACATTTAGATATTGAGCTACTTGTTGCAATTTATCAACGCTTGGGGATGATTTATCCCAACGAGATATTGTCCCTCGGCCAAAATCCAAATCGCTTTCAATTTTTTGTAGAGTGGTATTCTGACGTTTTGCTAAAACACTAATTCTTTCTTTAATTGTCATAGGTCTACCTCTTTTTGAAAATAATCAAATAAACCTATTGACATTCTGATAATATTCAGATATTATAATATCGAGGTTGAAAATTTTCAGAAAAATAGGCTTATATTTGTGGAAAAATATTTGATGCCTACATTGTAGAATATTTTCACCTATTTGTAAATGAAAATATTCAGATAAAGAAAGAGAGGTGAATTATGATATTAGAACGCATCCAAAATCTTTGTAACGAACGAAATACTAATATCGCTCAATTAGAAAAAGAATTGGGTTTTGGGAAAAGCACCATTCGCCGATGGAATACTTCTTCACCGTCGGTTGATAATTTGCAGAAAGTCGCAGATTATTTCAAAGTTTCTGTAGATTCGTTATTAAAAAACTAAAAAGGAGAAGTAATGCTAGTACAAAATCAAAAAGACCTGTTAATAGCAAATAAGGTCTATGGAAACACATCAACTGCATTCGGTTGGGCTGGTCGAAATGCTGAGTATGCACAATATTGGAGAAAAATTATTAAAGAATACTTTGCTAAACGACATACAAGTAAGTTATGTAGAAAATCCATCCACGGCAAAATCAAAGAATGTCGTGAAGCAGATAGGATGGCAAAAGTAGAATCAAGGATTCCCGTATGGAACCCATAGTTTATACGATTAAAGACGTTGCAGAATTGCTCCAATGCAGCGAAAGCAGCGTCAATAATCTTAGGGAACGTGGCATCCTACGTGAAGTAAAAGGACTTCCGGGCGTCCGCTTTAACAAAAAAGAAGTCGAGGCGCTAGTAGGGATTGTGGATGAATACAGTCCACTACAATACAGAAAGTTAGAAAAGGAGCGTAATGAGCTTTTACAAGAAAATGAAAAGTTAAAAATGAGTATACGAAAAATAACCAGTGATTTACTGGTTATGGTAGAAGGGGAGTTGAAGTTGTGATTATTGCTTTAAAATGGGCTGCTTTTATATGGATTATCGGATCCATGGGAAGCCTAGAAATTGATAGAATTGGTTTTTTCCAGTTTCTATTACAAATCATTATTGGCGGACTAGTTTGGGTGTGCGCTAATGTGTATGAAAAAGAAAACGCCCGCTAACCGGCAAGCTAAACGGGCGCAGGCAAATTATACCTAAGTTAATTATAGCATGGAGGAGAAATGAAACGCATTGAAATCTTAATAGATGAAGCTAATCCAGATAAAAAGATAGGTATTAGCTATAACAAAGACAGTTTTGAAAATAATGAAGAAGTATTAGCAGTACTCCTTGGTGCAACAATTGGATTTGTTAAAGAAAATGTACCAAATAATAACAAAGTCTTATATCTTCAAGTTTGCATCGGAACCATGCAAACATATCAAAAGCAAATTATCTTTGACGAACGTTATAAAGATATGGATAGTAAAAATCCATTTTATGACATCATTCAAATTTTAAAAAGTAAGGAGTAAACAAATGAATGAAAAACAACAAGTCTTAAATCTAACTAATATTTGTGATGGAAAGTTAGAAGCTGAATTTGAGGAAATGTACAAAGATGCATTACGAAAAATCTCAAAAGGTCAGAAAGCTAAAATCACTATTAATATTGAAATGTTACGAGTTCCAGATACCGATACCATTGTAGAACTTGGTTACAATATTAAATCAACATTACCAGCTATCTCACGTCGTGCTATCGGGTCTTATGCGGACGACTTTACAGTAAAAGTTGATGTCAACGAAAAGCCGCAATTAGAAGTTCTAACATTTAATTCAACTACTGAAAAGAGAGGTTAACACAATGGAAGAAAAATTTAACTTGAATGTACAAACAGAAAATGGTGAAGTAATTATTCGTCATGGTGAAGCCAATGACGTATTTCAATATAACGGATTTAGATATGAACTTAGTAGCGCTGAATCATTTGTTAAAGGTGTAAAAGCTAAGGGAGACCCTAAAATATCTGTTATTACATATTCAGACAAAAAGGTGGTAGCAGTAACAGACTGCACTATAACAGATCGTACGCAAGACAAAATTGTATACGCATTTCAAAAAAACGAACAGTTTAAAGAATGGAACTCCATCTTTAATCTAAGTTTAACGCAAAAAGAAATGCTTGATTTACTCCGAATTCATGAACATGAAATCGAAGATTACGAAAAGCTTTTAATTGCTGTTAGAAACTTCAAATACGTAACACAAACGGAAGGCGATTTTACTAGAACTGATGATGACAACTATGTTATGAGCATCAAAGTAAAAGAAGCGGAAGGCACTTTAAAGATGCCTCGCTTTATCTTTGTAAACATGGTCATTCTTAATGAAAGTCAATTCACTCAAAAAATTGAAGTGCAATTAGACATCATTAAACCTAAAGACGAAGGGGATAAATTATTGTTCAAGTTATCTTGTCCAATCATGAATCGTTATGTTAAAGATGCTATCAAATATGAAACCGATTCAATTAAATCTGAATTAACCAATTACTTGTTATTGGCTGGTACTCAAGAATAAGGAGCAAATGCATGGAAGAATCAATCAAAATTAATTCATTTGAATTAGAAAATGTAAAGCGTGTTAAAGCTGTGTCTTATGAACCATCACCTAATGGATTAACTATTATTGGTGGAAAGAATGGACAAGGGAAAACATCTATCCTTGATGCCATTGCTTGGACACTAGGTGGTGCAAAATTTGAACCATCTAGTGCGGTGCGTGATGGAAGCTACAACCCACCTAAATTAGAAGTTAAGTTATCTAATGGACTAGTTGTTACACGTAGCGGTAATAGCAGCACATTAAAAGTTGTTGATCCAGAGGGTAAAAAATCCGGTCAACGTATTTTAGATGGATTCATTGGACAATTAGCCTTAGACCTTCCTAAGTTCATGGAAATGAGTGATAAGGAAAAAGCAAATGAACTTTTGAAATTATTAGGCGTAGAAGACGAATTAAATAAACTCGAAGGTAAACACCAAGAGGTATATGCAAAACGTCATTCTATAGGTCAAATTGCCACTCAGAAAGACAAGTACGCTAAAGAGTTAGTTGGTTATGATGATGTGCCACTTGAACCGATTAGCGCATCGGAACTTATTCAACAACAACAAGCCATCTTATTAAAGAATGCGGAAAATCAAAAAAAGCGGAACAATGTTTCTGCTATTCAAGCTCAAATGGTCACCATCAACAACTTAGTTGATGAAACGCAAAAGAAGCTTGAAGAACTGCAAGCTAAGCAAGCGCAATTAGCTGAAGATTATGATATTGCAACAACGGCAGCTAAAGACCTTGAGGATGAATCGACGGCTGAACTCGAGGAGCAAATCAAAAATGTAGATGCCATTAATCAAAAGGTACGTGCTAATCAAGAACGTGCAAGAGCATTACAAGAAGCTGCTGATTATAAAGCAGATTATGACAACTTGACTGGTGAACTTGAAGCCATCAGGGAAGATAAAAATAAACTGCTTGAATCTGTACAAATGCCATTATTAGGATTATCCATTCAAGATGGCGTCCTTATCTACAATGATCGTCAATGGGATTGCATGTCCGGTGCGGAACAGTTAAAAGTAGCTACAGCGATTGTTAGAGCTTTGAATCCTAAGTGTGGTTTCGTACTTATGGATAAACTCGAACAAATGGATGTAGACACTATGAAAGAATTTGGGGCTTGGCTTGAATCGGAAGGTCTACAAGTCATTGCCACTCGTGTTACTAATAACCAAGATGAATGCTCCATCATCATTGAAGATGGACACATTAAAGGTGAAGAGTACAGTAATGTGGCAGCACCAGTTAATGAAACTAAAAATGAATGGGGTGATTTTTAATGAATATTACGACAGGTAAACGAAAACGAGCTCAGAAGGTCGTTGTGTATGGCACTGAGGGTATTGGTAAAACAACCTTTGCTAGTCATTTCCCCTCGCCTGTATTTATTGATACGGAAGGCAGCACAGACCATTTAGATGTGGCTCGTACAGATAAGCCTACATCATGGCAAATGCTTATTTCCTTTGTTAAGGAATTTGCAACAATGCCGGGTTTCTATCGGACTTTAGTCATTGACACGATTGACTGGGCGGAACAGTTATGTGTTGAGTACATCTGTGCTAAACATAATAAATCTGGAATTGAAGACTTTGGGTATGGTAATGGATATGTATTTGTCCGTGAGGAAATGGGACGTTTCTTAAATCTGCTTGATGAAGTTATCAACGCAGGTATGAACGTAGTACTTACTGCTCATGCTCAAATTCGTAAGTTTGAACAGCCAGATGAACTCGGAGCCTATGATCGTTTTGAATTGAAGCTTGGCAAAAAGACAGGAAGTCAAACCTCTCCACTTATTAAAGAATGGGCGGATATGGTACTCTTTGCCAATTATAAAAATGAAATCATCACAACTCAAACAAACAAAAAGAAAGCAACCAATGGTAAGCGTTTAATGTACGCTACTCATAATCCTGCATGGGATGCTAAAAATCGTCATGGATTACCAGATATGATGCCATTTGAATATAGTCAAATCTCTCATGTTATTCCAGATGATGTACTACCAACTGCTGCAGCACAAGAATTAGCACAAGCTGCTAATAATGAATATGCTCCAGAGGTAATGAATGCTACTAAGGAACAAATTGGGGAAGTTACTACAACACAACCTGTAACACCACCACAGGAAGCTGTTGATACCAACAAAAACGAAACACCATTAGTTGAAACGGCTATTCCTAAACCATTAAAAGACTTAATGGTTAAAGATGGTATCACGTTAGAACAAGTTCAATCAGTAGTTATCGCTCGTGGTAAATATCCAGCTGGTACACCATTTGAAAATTATGATCCAGAATTCGTTAATGGATGGATTATTCCATTCTGGCCAAATATTGTTGAAGCAATTAAGAAAGGAAATTAATTATTATGACAACACAAAGCAATTTTGAAACATTCGGTAAAGCAGAAGAAGTATATTCATTTGACCAACCTATTTTAGCGGAAGAACGTGAATACACGTTACTTGAAGCTGGCAACTACCCATTTGTAATCACTAATGTAGAAAAGAAATTCTATGAACCTAAAGAAGGTAGCAAGTTGCCATCTTGTCCACAAGCTCAAATTACTCTCGAAGTAGATGGTGGTGATCAAGGTAAAACAAAATTGATTCACAACTTATTCTATACGAAATCTACAATCTGGAAAGTGACAGAACTATTTATGGCGGTAGGTCTTGCTAAGAAAGGTGAAAATTACAATCCTGACCCTGAACAATTATTAGGTAAATCAGCCATGTGCGAATTGTCACAACAAGGCTATGTGAAAAATGACGGTAATAATGGAACTCGTAACGAAATCAAAAAATGTTTTGCAAGTCCTAATGCTCAAACTAATGGATACGGTACATTCTAATGGAACTTAGACCGTATCAACAACAGGCTGTAGACTCGATATGGCATGAATGGGAAACGGTTAATAAAACATTGTTGGTTCTTCCGACTGGTACGGGTAAGACAATCTGTTTTGCCAAAGTTGCTGAGGAAGCGGTTCGCAGGGGTAAGCGTGTTCTTATCCTTGCGCATCGTGAAGAACTATTACAACAAGCCTCTGACAAAATTATGAGTGCGTCAGGGCTTACAACGGCAATGGAAAAGGCTGAACATACATGTCTTGGACAATGGGACCGCATCATAGTAGGTTCTGTTCAAACATTATGCAAAGACAAACGATTGTCAATGTTCAGTAAAACATACTTTGATGTCATTATCATTGACGAAGCACATCATGCTGTATCTAGTAGCTATCAAGCTATATTAAATTATTTTGACCAAGCAAAAGTCTTAGGTGTAACGGCTACACCAGATCGCTCAGATATGAAAAATTTAGGACGTGTATTTGAAAGTTTAGCATTTGAATACACCTTGCCTAAAGCTATTCAAGAGGGGTTCTTATCTAAGATTAAGGTGCAAACATTACCGCTCACATTAGATATCTCATCGGTTAAGATTTCAACTGGTGATTTTGCTGTGGGAGATATCGGTAGGGTATTAGAGCCTTACTTAGAGGAAATAGCCAATAAATTAATGGAATATAGAGATAGAAAAATCGTTGTGTTCTTACCTTTAATTGCTACCAGTCAACGATTCTGTGAAATTCTTAATGAGCGAGGATTTAAAGCAGCAGAAGTAAATGGCAAAAGCCAAGACCGTACAGAAATTACACAAGCATTTGCTGAAGGTAAATATAATGTACTTTGCAATTCAATGCTGCTCACGGAAGGGTGGGATTGTCCAAGCGTTGATTGTGTTATTGTATTACGTCCTACTCGGTCTCGTGCCTTGTATTGTCAGATGATAGGACGTGGCACACGGCTTTCACCGGGTAAAGATCATCTATTAATTTTAGATTTTCTATGGCATGTAGAACGTCACGAATTATGTAGACCGGCTCATTTAATCGCTAAGTCAGATGATGTGGCCAAACGCATGACGGAAATTCTTGAAGAAAAAGGAATGGACCTTGAAGAATGCGAAAGGGATGCAGAATCTGATGTATTGGCTCAACGTGAAGAAGCACTTGCAAAAGAACTTGCTGCTATGCGCAAGAAAAAAGCGCAACTTGTTGATCCATTACAATTCGAGTTTTCTATTCAAGCCGAAGACCTTACCCATTATGTTCCAGCCTTTGGTTATGAAGTACAAGCTATTACACCTAAACAAATAGACACTTTAGAAAAATTTGGAATTAATCCTGATTCAATTGAATCTTCAGGTAAAGCAACTTTACTCATTAATCGATTAATTAAACGAAAAGAAGAAGGGTTGGCTTCACCAAAACAAATCAGAATTTTAGAACGCTATGGATTTCAAAAAGTTGGAATGTGGAATCAAAATGATGCATCTAAAATGATAAGTAGAATTTGTGCTTCTGGTTGGAGAATTCCCAAGGGAATCGTACCTAAAACATATTATCCAGCATAGGAGAAAATAATGGGTAAATTAATTGATTTAACAGGAAAAACATTTGGCCGATTAAAAGTTATTAAATATTTAGGCAAAATTAAAGGTACCTGTTCACCCTATTGGGAATGTAAATGTTGTTGTGGAAACATAAAGGTCGTTCGAGGTGATCATTTAAGATTTGGGAAAATACAAAGTTGTGGCTGCTATGAATCCGAATTTAGAAATGCAGGAATGCCACATAAAATTCACGGAAAATCTAAACGTAGAATTGCAAAGATATTTTATGGGATGAAAAAACGTTGCTATAATCCTAACTCAAACGCTTATAAAAATTATGGTGAAAGAGGAATATACATTTGTAAAGAATGGTTAACAGATATTTTACTATTTATAAACTGGGCGTATTCTAATGGATATCAAGATAATTTAACAATTGATCGCATTGATAATGATGGACCATATAGCCCTACTAACTGTAGGTGGGTAGATGCCAAAACACAAGCCGGTAATAGAAGACCAAGAACAAGGAGCAAACATGGAAAGCAAAATTGATTTAAGAGAGTTACTCGAATATATAGACCCTTCCCAATGCTCCTATGATGAATGGCTAAACGTAGGCCTTGCACTTCATCAAGAAGGCTATCCTATGTTCGTGTGGGAAGAATGGTCTGCAGATGATGGAGAACGATTCCATGAAGGTGAATGTGCTGCTAAATGGGAATCATTTGGTCGATATACTGGAAAACTTGTTACCGGTGCCACGATCACTCAAATGGCAAAAGAAAACGGATGGACATCTAAACATAAGTTTGAAAATAATGAAGCATTAAGTTTTGATTCCATGGTATTGGCCACAACTCCAGAACAATATCAAGTTGTTGATAAGAACTGGATTGAAGAATCTGATGTTCATATTCCTAAATCATATCCTTTAGAGCAACGTAAACAAGATATTGTTACATATCTGACTACGTTATTTGAGCCAGAGGAGTATGTTGGATATGTAGTTAATACATTCGCCTTACCAGATGGGAAACAGTCTCCTACGATGGGAAATTATAGCCGTACGGTACAACAAATCCTAGATGGTATTAACGGCACAATGCAATTAGAAAATGTGTTTGGCACCTTTAACAAAGAAATGGGTGCATGGATTCGCTTTAATCCAATTGATGGCAAAGGGGTTAAAAATGATAACGTAACCGCATTTCGGTATATGTTATTAGAATCTGACAACATGTCGCTCGGAAAGCAAAAAGCTATTCTTGAACAATTAGAATTACCAATTGCAGCCATGGTATTTAGTGGGGGTAAATCGATTCATGCCATCGTTAAAGTTGATGCTTACTCCTATGAGGAATACAGAAAGCGTGTTGACTTTATATATTCCATTGCTCAAAAGAATGGCTTCAAGCCGGATAAAAAGAATCGTAATCCTAGCCGATTGTCTCGAATGCCGGGCGTTATGCGAGGTGGTAACCCCCAATTCCTTATGGCAACCAATATTGGCAAAGAAAACTATAAGGAATGGGAAGAATGGATCGCATCCGTTAATGATGATTTACCGGAGCCAGAAGAACTTGATGCATTATGGGATAACATGCCAGACCTTGCACCTCCATTAATTGAAGGAATTCTTCGTGAAGGACATAAAATGCTCATTGCCGGACCATCTAAAGCAGGGAAATCATTTGCGCTAATTCAATTATGCATTTCCATTGCTGAAGGTAAGCCGTGGTTTGGATTTAACTGTACACAAGGTAAGGTTCTATATGTCAATTTAGAACTTGATAGGGCATCATGTTTACACCGTTTTAAAGATGTATATGAGGCCCTTGAACAGTCACCAACAAACATTGGGAATATATCCATATGGAATCTACGTGGTAAGTCATTACCAATGGACCAATTGGCACCTAAATTAATTCGTAGGGCCCAAAAGCGTAACTACAAAGCTATCATTATTGACCCTATCTACAAGGTTATTACAGGTGACGAAAATAGTGCTGATCAAATGGCAAATTTCTGTAATCAGTTTGACAAGGTATGTACTGAACTTAAATGCGCAGTTATTTATTGTCATCACCATTCAAAAGGCAGCCAAACTGGTAAGCGGTCTATGGACCGTGCATCAGGTTCTGGTGTATTCGCTCGTGATCCAGATGCATTACTTGACTTACTAGAACTTGAACTCGAGAACATGAACGAGGATAAACTCCAAGATGCTCCTATTGATACTAGCCAATGTACTGCATGGCGAATGGAAGGGACGCTTCGAGAATATCCTAAGTTTAAACCGGTGGATTTATGGTTTGAATACCCTATTCACAAGGTGGATACAAACGGGTTCCTTGCAATGGCTCAATTTGATAGCCCGCAGTCTAAAGGAAATCACAACAGTGCCAAGAAACGAAATGCAATTAAGGAGTCTCGCAAAGAAAAGTTAGTTGATGCGTTTAATATTGCTGCTGCTGAAAATGGATTCAGTGGTAGAGCTGACATAAAAAGGGTAGCCGAAATTATGAATGTAAGTGAACGCACAATTAGAAATTATTTAAAAGAGATACCTATTCTTAACGTCGAATTAGGTGAACTTGTGATGACGGAAAAGGGTTAACAATAGGGAAGAAATTTGCTCTATATATATATAGTAAATTTCATAATTTTCCTTCGATGTAAGAGAAAAATTTCAAAGGGGTAAAAAGGGGACTAAAGTCTCCCCTTTCTACCCTCCTCCTTTTAAATTTCTCTTACCTTACATAACGATTTTTTCATTCTTCCTTCGGAGGTGGTTATTTTGAAAACTCCATGTAAGAATTGTGAGCTGCGTATATAGACAACTTAAACAACATAATTTGCAATGTGATGTAGGCGCTTATATTGGTAACAACATTAAGCGTATTAGAACTAGAATGAGGAAGTGTAAATATGGCTTGGGATCCAATTATATCGATTGACTGGCACCATGAATTATGGGTGCGACTACGAGTAACTATGAAAGATGGAAGCAAGCATACAGGATGGTGTTACATTCCTGGTGATAATGACTGGGCCTATGAACGTGGTGAAAAGAAACCTTTTAAATGTATCCAGCCATTGGTCAATTACCATATAGCACATAATGAATTGATACAACTGTATGAAAGATATTTTGAGGAGGTGCCAATAGCTGAGATGAACGCTTCCCAAATTAGAACGTTTACAATTACTGACCGTATATTCGGTGTTCCTTTTGAAATATCGGAAGCAAAAGATAAAGCTAGGTATGAACGTTACCAGGCTATGAGAGGTGATAAGAATGGTAATTGAATTCTTTATTCCTCTTCGTAAAGTTCCAACAGGTACCCACCAACAGAAACGAGTGACTGTTAAGAATGGCACACCAAGGTTCTATGAATCAGCAGATGTCAAAGCTATTAGAAAGTTATTCACAGAAGAACTTGCACCACATACTCCTATGGATCCAATACAAGGACCAATTAGATTGGTTACCAAGTGGTGCTTTGGTAAGGCTAACTGTAAAAAGGCTCAATGGAAAACCACTAAGCCTGATACAGATAACCTTATTAAATTGTTTAAAGATTGTATGACTTCGCTTAACTATTGGAATGATGATGCCCAGGTGTGTAGTGAAGTTACTGAAAAATACTGGAACCCAGTCACAGGGATATGGGTTCACATTGAAACGTTAGATGAACTACAGTGAAAGGTAGAAGCTATGAATAAAAAACTTGTATATGTTGCTCACCCATTTGGTGGTAAAGAAAGCAACCGTAAAAAGATTGATGTGATCATGGGAGATTTGGTTTTAAATGATACTAGTCATGACTATATTTCCCCTATTCATAACTTTGGGTATGTATATCTGACTGGTAACGATTACCAAAGGGGATTAGATATCTGTTTAAGCCTGCTTGGACATTGTGACATTTTAGTATTGTGTCCAGAGTGGGAGTCTAGCCGAGGTTGTAATGGCGAATTTGAATTTGCTAAGAAACATAGTATTTCCACTTTTACATTAAGTGAATGGAAGGCGTTAAATCGGATTTAATAAAGGAGACTAAAAATATGTACGAATTACAAACAAAAGCAATTGAAGCAGCTCGTAAAGTGTTGATTGAAAATTTAGGCTATCAAACTGTTGAACCAGAAGATATGTTCATTGTTTGGTTTTGTAAAACCCTACAAAACTGGAAAGCCATTGTTAGTGGTCGGACTATCGAAGAATTTATCGAAGTAACACACAATGGTGATCGTAATGAAACATATGTTGATGTGTACTGCAAAACTAAAAATGTGTGTATTAAAGATAATCAATGAAAATACTAGATGCTTGTTGTGGTTCTAAAATGTTTTGGTTTGATAAAGAGCATGAAAGTGCTTTATATATGGATAATCGAACTTTAGACACAACGCTATGCGACGGCAGAAAGTTAGTAGTCAACCCAGATGTAGTAGCAGATTTTAAAAACATGCCTTTTGATGATGAAACGTTTTATTTGGTTATCTTTGATCCGCCGCATTTAAAAAATGCAGGTGATACATCATATTTAAAAGCTAAATATGGAACGCTAGGGCCTAGCTGGAAAGATGATATTAAACAAGGTCTTGCAGAATGCTGGCGAGTGCTCAAAGAAAATGGCACGCTTATTTTTAAATGGAATGAGGAGCAGGTGCTATTTTCCGATGTAAAAAGGCTATTGCCTAGCAAGCCAATAATTGGACAACGTAGGGGCAAGACAATATGGTTAGTATTTTTTAAGGAGTGAGTATTAATATATGAATGAATACCAACTTATTAAACAAATAGGTGAATGCCCTAAATGTGGATGCAAGGAATTTATTGTAAATTCAAAGGTTGATGGTGAGGTTTCTTATTTTGTAAATCTAGATGGTAAAGAGTGTGATAATTCGGAAATGTATTCAGGGTTAGATTACCACTATGACGAATGGTGCGTTTGTGCGAAGTGTGAAAACAAACTATTTAAATATAAAGATTATTATGCTAGTGGTGATTTTCTGCTTGAATAAAATAACGAAAATAAATGATTGGTGTTTTTCAAGGAAGTGGTCCTATGGTAGAACTTAGTAAAAAAGAATATCGTGAACTGGCATATGAGTATCTACACGAAGCGAGTAAGGCAGCATTGAGGATTAAATCGTTAAAGCGTAATATCCAACGTATTAAAAGCGATATCACATCATTACGTGCAGTAAACTACGGGAAGGAACGAGTAGACGGCGGTGAACCATCAGGAATTGAAGATGATATTAATCGGCTACTAAATATGGAAATGAGGTATAAACGTCAAATCCATGAACTACTGACTAAACGTGATGATGCTTGTCATATGATCGATACATTAACTAATACGGTTGGCTCCATTATCCTCATGCAACAATATATCAATGGTATGTCTGCTAAGGGGGCATATTCATTTGTTGGTTACGGCGAATCACAAGGAAAAGAATATAAGAATTTGGCACTTGTTGAGCTTGGGTATAAACTCCGACGGAAATCGGCGGTAAACGGCTAATTCCGACCTTTTAAGTCCCCTATATCTATGATATAGTGTAAGTGGAAGAACATGAGTTCATCTCCCAAGCATTTAGAATACCAAACGCAAAATAGGCGCATCTTAATTGATGTGCCTTTTTTGTTACATAAAATTATGACACAAATACACTGCATCAAGCACAAATGCTTGAATAATAAAAATGGAATATGTACGGCCAATGAAATATTTTATGATGGCCTATGTCAATCCTATATTACGCATTCAAGCGCTAGTAAAAATTCATGCGGATTATGTGTAAGAAAAAATGGGAAATTAACACGCAAGGGCGGTAATACATTAAAGTGAGGTGATGATCCATTGCGAGTAAATAGAAAAAACTGGCTAACTGACCCAGATAATTTATTGCGTGCAGAAGGTTGGGCTCGTGATGGCCTTACTGATGAGCAAATAGCAAAAAATATAGGTATTTCGATTAGAACTTTATACGACTGGAAAAAGAGTTCGCCGCAGTTTTTGCAGTCCCTTAAAAGAGGGAAGGAAGTCATTGACCTTGAAGTTGAAAATGCATTACATAAACGTGCTATAGGTTACGAATATGAAGAGAAAACATACGAGAATGGAAAGCTTGTTAAAGTTGTAAAGAAACAACAGCCTCCGGATGTTACGGCTCAAATATTCTGGCTGAAAAACCGTAATCCTGAAAAGTGGAGAGATACTAAAAATATCGATGTCAAAGGTGAGCTTACGGTGTCTGCTATGGATAAATTGAAAGCTGCACGGGAGAAAGCTAATGGAAAAACATAATGAATTAATAGAGGCATTAGGCGCTCTTACACATGATCCGTTAGCGTTTGTATATTTTGCCTATCCTTGGGGAGAGCCGGGGACGCCATTGGAAGATATGGAAGGGCCTGATGAGTGGCAAATTCAAATCTTAAAAGACATCGGTGAACAATTAAAGAAGGGCAAAGACCTACAAACCGCTATTCAAGAGGCGGTAGCATCTGGCCATGGTATCGGTAAATCGGCACTGATATCATGGCTTATTCATTTTGCCATATCTACTCATGAGAACACTCGTGGTGTAGTTACGGCTAATACAGAAGGCCAATTGCGAACTAAAACATGGCCAGAACTTAGCAAATGGCACAATATGTTTATTGCTAAGGATTTGTTTACCTACACAGCCACAGCTATATTCAGTAGCGATAAAGACTACGAAAAAACATGGCGTATCGATGCCATTCCTTGGAGTAAGAATTCCCCTGAATCATTCGCCGGTCTTCACAATCAAGGCAATCGGATATTGGTTCTATTTGATGAAGCCTCTGCTATTGATGATGTCATTTGGGAAGTAACTGAAGGGGCTCTTACAGATGCTAACACGGAAATTATTTGGTGTGCATTTGGTAACCCTACTCGTAATAGTGGGCGATTCCGTGAATGTTTTAGAAAATATAGAAAGTTCTGGAATACATATCAGATTGATAGTAGAACCGTTAAGATATCTAACAAAGCTAAGATTGAGGAATGGTTAGAGGCTTACGGTGAGGATTCTGACTTCTTTAAAGTTCGTGTCCGTGGTGTGTTTCCTTCCGCATCAGATTTACAGTTTATCTCTACTGAAATTGCGGATAAGGCACAAAAGCAATCTTATAAACCAGGAGCATTTGACCATTTACCTGTAATCATTGGTGTGGATCCTGCATGGACTGGTTCAGACTCCTTAGAAATAGTAATGCGTCAAGGTTACTCTATGAAGTCGCTTGCATCTATTCCTAAGAATGATGATGATTGGCGCATGGCTCAACTGATTGCTCAGTTCGAGGACGAATACAAAGCTGATGCTGTATTCATTGATATGGGGTATGGAACAGGGATATATTCCATTGGTAAGCAGTTAGGGCGCAAATGGCGGTTGATTGAATTTGGCGGTAAGAGTAATGACCCTGTATACCTAAATATGAGGGCGTATATGTGGGGACAGATGAAAGAATGGCTCCGTGAGGGTGGTTCTATTCCACCAAATGACCAAGCCTTATACGATGATATCGTAGGGCCTGAAGCGATCATTGATAAGAATGGTCACATTCAGCTTGAAAGTAAAAAAGATATGAAAGACCGAGGGTTGCCATCTCCGAATAAAGGTGATGCTCTCGCCTTGACCTTTGCTGCGCGGGTCGTTAAAAAAAGCGAAACAGGCAATAGGATTGTAGCTAATACAAGTTACAGTCCTTTTTAATTTGTTAGAAAGCGAGGAATAAAGATGTGTATGAAGAGTGCATCTGCTAACTATACACCACCTGCTCCAGCTCCAACTGTTCAAACGAATATGAGTAATCAGACTGGTGAGGAAATGGCAGAAACTAAACGTAAATTCAAACGTGGCTTTGAATCTACTATCTTAGGTCCGACTATGGGCGGCCAGAAATCAATTTTAGGGGGATAGCATGGCGGAAATGGAATCTTTACTGGCTAGACAACCTACGGAGGCCGTTAAGCCTGTTAGGCGTGATTATACGAAGTTGAGAAAGAAATTCTCTCAGCTATTTAATGCGCAGCAACGATATGTAAATAAGTGGAAGCAGTTGCGTGACTATCAGTTACCGTTCATTGGTCAATTTGATGGTGAAGAAGATCAATCAGAACCTTATAACGGTAAAATCCTAAACCCTGTAGCTTGGGAAAGTTGCCAAATATTTGCCAGTGGTGTTATGAGCGGACTTACTCCACCAAGCCGTAAATGGTTTAAGCTAACCATGGAGAATATCGATGTAGCAGCTAATAGCCAAGTCGCTGAATTATTGGATGAACGAGAGGAAATTTTGTATGCGGTTCTTGCTAAATCCAATTTCTACAGCATAGTTCACCAAGTTTACATGGAACTAACCATGGGTCAAGCTCCTATGGGGATATTTGCTGATAGTGAATCTGGTGTTCGTTTCACATCGTATCCGATAGGTACCTATGCTATTAGTACTAACAGCAAGGAAATCGTAAATATTTTTGGCCGTAAATATAAAATGACAGTTGATCAGATTGTCGAACAGTTCGGGTATGAAAATTGTCCGGATAACATAAAGAATATTTACGATAACGGAAATAGCTTGCAACAATCATTCATAGTCAATTGGTTGGTTGAGCCTAACAAAGACCGTAAGGATAAGTTAGGACGTCGCAATATGCCATACTCGTCCATTTATTGGGTTGAAGGCAGCAACAGTGATGAAGTCTTGTATCATGGCGGCTTTGAAGAGTGGCCAATTCCTATCGCTCGTCATACGTCGATGGACCTAAATGGCTATGGTAAGGGTGCCGCATGGTTTGCTCAACCAGATTCACAAATGCTGCAGAAGTTAGAATTTGACTATCTGACCGCCGTTGAATTGGGCGTTAAACCTCCTATGCAAGCACCATCTGATGTAATTAGTACGGTTAACTTGTATCCGGGTGGAATTACAGAGATTGAGGGGCAACATAAAGTTGAACCAATGTTTGCTGTGCAGTCTAATTTACAAGATATTCAAAATAAGATTGCAGTAACAGAGGATTCAATCAAGAGAGCCTATAGTGCGGATTTATTCTTGATGTTAGACCAAATCGATAAGGGCCAGATGACGGCTCGGGAGGTTATGGAGAGAACTCAAGAAAAATTACAACAATTAGGTCCTGTGGTTGAACGGTTACTCTCTGAATTCTTGAATCCAATCATTGAACGTGTGTATTCTGTGCTAGATCGTGCCGGTGTATTTCCACCTGTTGATGATGAGGAACTCTTAGACCAATTAAATGGTCAAGAAGTGAAGATTGAATATATCTCACCACTTGCCCAAGCGCAAAAGATGAGTTCATTGGTAAATATCGAACAGTATTTTGCGTTTATTATGTCTTTGGCACAAGCTAATCCTAATATCGTCAACAAGTTCAACTTTGAGGAAGCGGCCAATACATACGGTGTAAATCTCGGTGTTCCGGCTAAGATTATTCGCTCTGATGATGAATATCAAGAAATCCTAGCGCAACAAGCACAGGCACAAGCTGAACAGGAACAGCAAATGCAGTTAATGCAAGCGGCTCAACTGGCACCTCAAATGGCTAGTGCGGCCAAACAAGCAACAGACGCCGCCAATGATGGCAATCCTGCATTACAGCAGTGGCTAGGAATGGACGGTGTTTAGATGAAGACAATTAAAGATTATATGCAAGAGCGAGATATGCAGGCTCTTAACCACGTACTTAGCACAGAGCTAGGTAGGTGGTTTTTTTGTCGGTTAATGGATCGCTCAGGCATATTGAAGCAATCGTTCACTGGCAATAGTGAGACATATTTTAACGAAGGAAAACGCAAGGTAGGGCTGTTATTCCATGGGGACCTAAACAAATTAGGCGTTGATGGCGTTAAACAGTACCACCAAGCACAGCTCGAATATATCGGGCAACAAGAATATTTTAATAATTTAGTCGATAAGGAGAAACAAAATGGCTGATGACAATATGGGTGCTAACAATAACATGACTGGCAATGAACCGGGCGCGAAT